TTTAGTTGTGTTTGGATAGCACTTGTTACACCATCTAAATATCCAATTTCTGTATAAGTTAATGTTGATGGTATTCCGTCTAATACATTTAATTCTGTTGCTGTTGCTGTAATACCAAGTCCGCCTAATGTTGCACTTGTTGGAGTTACAAACGTAACTGCACCTGATCCATCAGTTGTTAATACTTGGTTGGCTGAGCCATCTGCTGTTGGTAAAGTGTATGCACCGTTAACATCAATTCCGCCAGTAGTTTTTATACCTGTTGCTGTTGTCTCAAATTTCTTAATTGCATTGTGAAATATTTCAACTTGTGCACCGTTGTAACCTTTTAAGAAATTTGTACCACTACCATTTTCTAATACTAATGTATCTGCTTGAAATCTTAAACTTCCTGTTCCGCTATGTGTAACAAAACTATGTGATGCATTATGTTGTATTGTTAAATCTTGTGTGTTACCAAATGTTGCTTTAGCATTGTCGTTAAACTCTAATCTGTCACTTGCACTTGTCCAACCTGCGTTAGCACTTGCACCTGTTAGTGTTAAGTTTCCTCCAATAGTAACATTATTCGGTAATCCTACTGTTACTGTATTATCTGTAACGGCAGTTTCAATCTCATTCGCAGTACCAAGTATTGCTAAAGTATCTGTACCTACTGCTACTGTATCTGTTGTACTTCCATCACCAATTGTTAAAGAACTACTAAATCCTGATATAGCAGTATCAACATAGGCTTTAGTAGCCGCGTGTTGGGCCGCTGTTGGATCTACTACATTAATAATTTTTTGTGTGTTTGCATCTACATCTGTTGTTGGAGTAAATGCAACGTCAATTGTATTGTTACCAGTATTTTGTGTAACTGCAATTATAGTATCAGTAGAACGTATTGTATTAAATTCTAAATCGATACCTACTTTTTGTTTGAATAAACTTCTACCAGTTCCAATGTTTGAAACTGTGTTTGCTTCACCACCTGCCGCACCCGGTGCCGCCGCTGGTTTAAATTTTGTTCCGTCCCAAGTTAAAACATCACTAACACTTGGAACCGCAGTAGTTATATCAACGTCACTTAATCCATCAATTGATGTTGCCGCAATTCTTGTATCTACTAAACTATTTGAGAAGTATAAATTTGTGCTACCTTGTGTTAAATCATCTGTGGTTTTTGCAGTAAGTCTGGTATCAAAACGTGCGTCAGTATAATATAAATTTGTATTTTCTGTAATTTGTGCAGTAGTAAGTGTAACGTTTCCTGAAAGCCCATTAACCGCAGAAACATTGGTAGTTTCTATAGTTGTAAGTCTAGAATCTATATCCGTAAAGTTGCCGTCTAACTCGTCAAAAGTTAGCGGTATTGCTTTATTGCTACGAAGTACTATTGCCATTTTGTTTTATAATCCTGCTTCTTATATGTTTATTTATTCGTTAATTTGGACGTAGTTATCGTCTACATAGCCACTTGCTATATATCTTCCACTTTGGTCAAAAGTTACACCAACAAGTGGTACTGTTCCTTGACATTCAGTTAAAAATTTAGCCTGATTAGACGTTTGATCCTGGATTGTATTAGTATCACCGTATGTGTACCACACTTTGCTATGCCCGTCTACTATCTCTTGACGTTCACTAACATCAATAACTTGGTCAGTTTCATAGTGTCTAAATGCTCTTGCTGTTCCCATTGTTCCTCTGCGGATATTTTTTAATTTATTTCCATCAATTTCCCAATAAACAATACGCTCTCCAGCAATCCAAACTACACCTGGAATATTGGCATTTAAGTTTGGTGTTGCTAATTTACTTGCATCTACTACTGAAATTTCTTTATCTGTTCTTAATAAATCTGTTGCTAGTGCAGTTGTGTTATCTTCACACAACCTGTAGTAACGAACTTGTCCTAGTATGTCTTGCCATACTTTCCAAGAAACTCTTTGCTTAATAATGTTTTCACTAAATTGTGATATTACAATGATATCTGTGTTACCAATATTAGTTGTTAGTTTAAGTTTACCATCTTCAATTTCGTAATCTTGTTCTACACTTAAACGTACACCGTTTTTACTAACCCATAGATAATTTGCATTACTTGGCGTTCTGTAAAGTGTGTAAGTCGGTGTATTAATAATTTGTGTTGTTGCAATATCAAATGCAGTTGATCCGTCAAACGGTGCACTATCAAAACCATTTGCTAATACAACTGCTGAAGCAGTTGAACCTTTAAATGTTTGCGTTGTCATATCTAATACATTGTGGCTACTAAATGTTGTTACATTTAATTTAAATCCACTTGTAATAGTTAATCCACTTGCTAGTGTAATGTTTGTACTTGAAACTGTATACTCGGCGTTTGTATTATCACCTATTGCAATTTTGGAACCACTTGATGGAGCAGAAGAAAATTGAACTTCCTTCGTACCCGAATTGTCAACGAGTGTCCAACCTGAGTTAGATACTCCATCAATAAACACTGAAACGTCTGATGCTGTTATAGTTGCGTGGTCTATGTCAGCAACGTCAGTTAAAGCAAAGTTAGTTAAAGTCCCGTCACCAGTTGCGTATGTGTATACCGCAGGACGTAAACGTTCCTCTGCTAGTTCTACATAAATTTTAGCATCAACTGGACCTTCGTATAAAGGTTCGTTTGCGAGAGTAAAAGTCCTCGTACTACCATCCATAGTAAAGATCTCTTGCCCAATGTGGCTATACGCAATCCTTACACTTGGATCCAAATTGAATACAAATATATGTATGTGGTCACCCACTGCCGGTTTATAACCGCCTGTGAATTCTAATTCTGCTCTGCTATTAACATTGTTAATTTGGTTATCTTTTTTAACTCCATTAACTAACACTAATGCCTGTTGAGCAATACTTGAACTAATTGGAAGATTGTATTTTGCGTCAACACCATCTCCAGTTAGTACATAATCTAAAATCATATTTTCACCACTGTTGCCTAAACTAACAATGTCGATAATATCTCCAACAACAGGAGCAACATTAAATACAACTTCGTAAGTTGTAAAATCAAGTGTATACTCATCTGGCTGTACCTTACCAGTCTGTGTTGTATAAAGTAATAAGTTCATATTGTGATGTCCGTCACTAGTTCTAAAACTAAATCTTGTTTTGTTACCATCACCTGTATGTTTAATAACATCTATTCTTGGACTTAATCCATCGGTACCACCATATTCACTTGTAGGTGTTTGATAAATTTCCATATCTAAACTATCAAACACTCTACCAGGAACAAACTCTTCTGGTGCGTGTGAATTGTATTGGTCTACAAACTTGCCGCCAACTATGTTAATGTCTTCTGGTCTTGTGCCTAATAATGAATCTCCAAACCTACTGCTAATATGTGTATCAGCAACTCCACTTATCATTGGAACACCTTCAGCACCAATCTCAAAGTTATCAAATGGAGAGTCATCAAATCCTGCACGATCCATACCAGGCTGTTTATCAAATCCTGGTCCTAATATTTTATTACCAGGATAGTCAATACCATAAAACAAGTTTTCTAATTCTTTAGCAGGTTGAATATCTGTTGGTTGGTAATATGCAATAGTTCTGTCCATTGCGTTTGCAAAAGTTTCATCAGCAATTACTGTTAAACTATCACTAGTAAATGTTGTTCCACTAGTAAAGTTCTCATCGGCTGTATATACTTCTCCTTGGTATGTAATTTTATTACCTGTAGTATATGATGTATTTGCTTGCCATTCTATAATCTCTGAAGTATATTTGATTCTATCAAACTTCATTGTAGTGTCTATAGAACGTGCTTTTAAATTTTCTAATTGTGCATATCCAAGTGCAGTAGTACCAGTACTAGTTGCAATTGATACATTAGGTGTACTAACGTAACCTGTACCTTTATTTGTAATTTCAATACCTGTAACTACACCAGATTCTACTGTTGCTGTTGCTTTAGCACCAGATCCACCGCCGCCAGTAATTGTTACTACTGGAACAAAGTTATATCCTGTTCCGCCATTAGTTACTGCTACACTGCCAATAGAATGTTTATAGTTATCGTTCCAAGGCTTATTAAATCCTGTTGACAGTCTTACTGAATCTTCACTATCACTGCCATCTGGTTTTCTATAATAACCTAAGTTAGAATCAAAGTAACTATTAATATCGAAATCAGTTAAGTCACCTGTCCACGGATCAGTTTTATTATAGTTTGAAACATATTCTCTAATCTTAGTTCTGTAAGGTTTTGCTTCTGCAATAAACTCACTAACATATGTTTGGTTATCTTTACGATAATATGGTAAAGCATCTAAGGCTCTAATTTTATGATTAACACCAATGAATGATGTTTTAAATAACCAATCAATAAATGGTTGTTCATCTAATACATAATACAACATTGTAAATATTGTGTTGTTTGCTGACAGAGCCATATCATCAATTAAAACTTTATTTAGAATTGTTTCAACAATTTTTCTTGTTTCAATTTGTGGCTCTTGGTCAAATAATTGGAAGTCAAAAACTTCAGTTCCAAAACCATAACGTGTTGAACTATAGTTCCAAATACCTTCGCTAATTTGTATAGTTGCGTTTTTAATACCTACAGTTGTATACTCAGTTCCGTTCCAATATAGTAACTCCCAGTTACCGCCATTTTCTACTTTAACTGTTTGTCCTACAACAGGTGTTACATCTACTAAATCTTTTTTAAGTGCAATACTATAATCAATATAAGTGTCTGCACTAAAGTTTGTTTCATACCAGTCAGTGTATGACCAATAGTTACTAACGTCGTAGCCTTGTAACTTACCAAGTACCCAAGTATTATCTGCTCTTTTAGAATATATACTCCATCTATTTTGTACAGTTGTATCTGTACCAACAAGTACTTTATATCCTACTGCTTTTTCTTTAATACGAACATAACTTAATTCTGTATTGTTGGAAACTCTTTGATCCCAGTCGCCACTTGCTTGTTTAGGTTCTGGATCTTTTGCTAATAAATCAGTAATGTCTTTAGTTAATGCAATAGTATTTTTAGCCATTACTGTATTAACTGTTGTTAAAAATTCTTTTAATGCAGACATTCTATCAATGAATAAACTTTGTCTTGGTCTAAATTGAATACCGTATTGCTCACTTGCACTTAATGTAGGATCTGGTACACTATTACCATAACTGTCTGCACCTACTAAACTATCTATTAACTTTCTTTTAAAGTTAGTAGGTAATGTAGCATCGGCAACATTCTCTTTTATTAGTGCCCATTCATTGTGGATTATTTTATCGTTTTTAGTTTTGTCATAATCGATAACTAAAACAGTTCCAGTATTTTTTAATTCTGATGCAAAGTTATATAATGAAACATCACTTGAACCTGTAAATGCAACGTACTTTAATTCAGCAGTTGTAGGATCGATTAATATATCTGTAACATCTTTAATACTTTTTGTTTTGTTCTCGGCTAAATCTAAAACATTTTTAACCCAGAAGAAATATCTATTCTTAACAACTGTGCCTTGTATTTTAGAAACTGTTGTATATAGGCTTGTACTATAAACTGTTCCGGATCCTTCGTATGCACTTGGAACCTTATCGCTTTCAACCCACTGGTAAACATTTATACTACTTCCAGGAAATACACTTCCCCAGAAACTACTTCTATATGCCCAGTCACCTTGTTCAGCATAAACATATTTTACTGTTGATAAATCCCACCAAATTTTTCCTACTTGATCCGGACCCCAGGTGTGAGCACCTTCAATGGCATATGTTGCCGGATCCCATAATGTTTTATAATCAATATTTTCATCTGCTATACCTGGAATCTTTCCTTTAATAGGATCAACCCAGTCATAATAATTAATAACTTCGTTTTTAATTTTATCGTAACTAAACACACGATTAATTTTTGTTATATCTACTAATTGTTGTTCTTGTTCATGAGTAACAAATATATCTTTTGCAGAACAGTAATGTGCAACTTGTCCTGAATCAATAATGCTTCCTGACTTATCATCATTAGGCATACCAATATAAATGTCATTACTGTCTAGTACTTGTAAAGCACTACCAAATAAATCATCAGCATCTATATTTGTGTTTGTAAATTTTTGTGTTTGTATATAACTTGTGTCTAACTCTTGATATGCATAAACGTTACCACCGCGTTTTGTTGCATCAGCAAAGTGTGTACTGCTACTATCAAAGTCTGTACCTTGTGTATCAAAAGACATCTGTGCGTTGTATGTACTTGTAGGCGCACCTACAACTAAAACTTTACCAGTTGTATCGATTGCAATCGATTTACCAAATTCTTGTCCATCAGTTTTAGCATTTTGTACAATATTTTGTACATTACCAAATTGGTCACCAATAACATTCGCAAATAAGTTACCTGAAATATCTACAATAATAAGTTCGTTATCTTTGTCTGCAGATGTAATAGTTAATTTATTATTACTAGCAGAAGCAGATATATTTGTTATACTTGCATTATTAATTTGTGTTGCAATGTCTTCTACATTTTTAGTATTAATACTTAATGTAGTTCCGTTAATTACTATTGAACCTGTTGTAGTAGTTGTGTACTCAGGCCCAGTGTGCGACTTCGTAGGCCCACTTACGAGCCCTATTTTTGTAACAAGTCCACTTGCTCTTTCAAATCTATTACAACCTGGAGCACCTGCAAATAATTTTGTAAATGTATTATTACAAGCAACACTTTCACCATAACGTCCATCAACATTATTAAGTGTAGTTGTTATTTTTTGTGTTTTAGAATATCCAGTTGAACTATATTTACTGTATACATACACTGCACCTTCGTTAGAATATGTAGTGTTTTCTGCTGGAGCACCAATAATAATGTTGTCACCTGTTTTATCTGTGTCAATTGCAAAACCAAATTCAGTACTTGCTGTTCCATTAATTGTTGCTTTTAATTCCCAACCAGGTCCTGACTTAACTCTAATTTCTGCACTTGTGGCTGGTGCTGTTGTAAATGTAATAGTTGTTCCTGATACAGTAACATCTTCGTGTTGTATTTGTACAACACCATCTACAGTAACAATACTTGCTTCTGCGTTTGCTGTTGTTGTAAATGCTGTCGTTGTGTTATCGCCGGTGAACGAATCTGTAGTTGTAAACGTATCTGTGTCTGTTGCTCTTTTAAACACATAAACTTTATCCACACCTGGAGCACCTGCAACTAATGTACTTCCGTCTTTACTAAATTTAACATTTAGTTTTGAAGTACCTGTTATACTTGGCGGTGCCCAAGCAAAAGAAACATTATACTGATTTCCTTCTTGATAATAAATGTGTAAGTTACCTTCTGGACAGCCTACACTTGTTTTACTACCTACTGCAAATTTATTATCTTTAATATCTATGCTGTGTCCAAACCCTGCGAATCTATTGTCTTGTGCTGGACTAATAACTTTTGCTTCTGCTAAATCACCTTGTCCATTTGGAATGTACACAACTAATTTTCCATATGCATCGTAGTCTGCATAACCAAATACACCTAATGACTTATCTTGATTAATAGCAATACTATTACCCATTTTACCATTAGTGTATGCATAGTTGTTTGGTATTAAACTTGTTTTTGCTTTATATTCGTTTAATTTTTGGAATACTTTCCAGCCATTGTCTGAAACTTTATCAACAAAAACTTTGTCGTTAAGTTTCCAGCCATTAACAGGAGTGTATCCTAATAAGTCACTACTAGTTTTGTATCTAATACTTCTGAACTTAAGAATAGTTGTTTCACCTGAAACATCTAAAGCATCTGATTGTTCATTAGTTTCAAAACTTTTTAATCCAGTAGTTCTTAAAACTTTGTGTACACCGTTTGCCGCACCAAATCCTTTAATAACAATTAAGTCATCTTTTAGTATATCGTGGTGTTCTTTAGTTGTCCAAAGTATTGTATTATTATCACTTGCTTGTGCAGTTAATACAACATCTTTTGTTATGTCTAAGTAGTAGAAATTCCAATCTAAGTTTTCATCATTAGCAACGTATAAATGATATCCAATACTCATATTAGAAACACTGTTGTTTAAATTTTCATAAGAAGAAATATTAAACAGTGTAGCATCTGCATCTGTAATTTTAGCATAGCCTGTATAAGGTAGTACATCACCTTGTAATCCTATTGTTGTATTTGTAGGAATCCAATTAGGTGTAATTTCCGGTGGTGCTTTATAAAAATCTTCTGTTAAGACATTTTTAACACCTTCTAATTTATTTTCAATACTATCAATTGAGTGTATTACTGTTGGGTTACCATTAATGTCATCACTCTTAAGTTCTAACTCTACACGTTTGTTAATATCTAGTCCGCCATATTCGCCAACACGAACTGCCCATTCTTCATACATATCAATATTTGAAGTAGTGTTATCGAGTTTGGCACGAAGTAACTTATCAATTGCGTTGCTTGTGCCTTTCTCTTTAATCATACCTTGATAGAATTTAACTTGTGAAGTATCATCTAATCCAAGGTTTTCTAAATAATTTCTGCTTTGATATCCAATAACACTCTTACCAAATTTGTCTGCACTACTTTCTAAGTTCACAGTATCGACATCGTAATAACTTTCAAAATCGCCACCTAGTGTGTCCCAGTTAGGAAGTAATCCTAATTTGAAACTATCAGTTGGTGTCCACTTATCAAAGTCAAATGTTAACCCACTAGTATGCGGTTCACTTGCAGTATACAACTTGTCGTTGTTTTTAATAATTTCGCCTTTTGCATAATCTGTATTTTGTATCCATAGGTCAACTTTACCTTGGTTAAGAACAAATCCTTGAGCTGTTAAACTGCCATCCCAGTCACTTGTTCTCCAACCAACAAGTTTTAATCTGTTTTGTCTATTACCTAATTCTGGTTGGTATATAATATCGTTAAAGATTGTACTATTATTAAGAACAAGTGTGTGTTCGTATTGAACTGTTTTAATGTTAGCAAAATAAAGTCCGCCTACAGTTGCTTCAGGTGTAACTTCGAACTCACCATCTTCTCTTGTAGTTTTAAATTTGTCTACAGTTAAGTTTTCAAAACTTTGATTCATTATAGATTTACCATTGTAATGATTAACTAAACTATCAACCATACTATCTGCTCTTCTAAATGTAAGTCTGTTTGCACTTGGACTTAATGTGATAACTGCATCAGTTCCCCACTTTTGTTGAACCCAATATCCAAATTCTTTACCTGCCATTGTCCAGTTAGCAACTTCAATACCACCAGCCATTTGTTCGCTGTTGTTTGCAAAATCATATCCTAATGATGTTAGGTATCTACCGTAACTGACTAAAAAGTCAAATACTTGTTGCGGTGTACTTAATTCTGTTCCGTATGGTACAGTTAATACTGAATCTTCTTTATCTTTGTATTCAATAAACCTTTGATCTAATACTTGGTGTACATTAATGTTTCTAGATTGTCTACTTGGGATAACGTTAAACACAGGATTCTGTGTGTCATATCCATATATTGCATAACCACTATCAGTTTGCTGTACAATTACACCACTGTAAGGTGCACTTACAATAGGACTTGTTTTAGTAACAACTAGTTCATAATCCTCATCAGGGATCATAACGTTTTCACTAATTGCATTTGGACTTACTTGTTCAGCAAGTACTTTTAAGAATTTTTTATCTGTATACCCACTTAATTTTACTGCAAGATTAATATCTACTCTATCAATAATATCTTTTAGTACACTAGGTGCTACACCTAAAAAGTTTAAATGATTAGCAACATAGAAACTGTATCCATTAATTACATTCTGATCAACTAACGGAGTTTCGAAATCACTTCTTTGTAACTGTTTGTTTGTAGTAACACTTACAATATTTTTTGTAATTGGTGTTCTAATAACTTTGTCTGTATCAAAAAGTAAACTAAAATATTTTGCAGGTTTCATTACTGCGTTAGCAATTTGTTTCATAAACGGAAACTCACTAGACTTTTCCCAAGCCGCTTGAGCAGGACCGCCGTCTCCAACTGCCCACTTGTCGTTTAATTCAAATACAGTACTTCCTGTTGCTAATGATTTCCATGGACTAACTAGTGTTCCATTTTCATTAACAGGAATCATATCTAGTAAATCTGTTCTTTTATAAAGATTATTTACAGTATACGTTTGTGTTGTTGCGTCGTAAATTTTTCCATCACGTAGGTCTTCCCACATAACTTTGTTACCACTTGTATAAGGTGCAGGACCGTATTGCGTTTCCCACCAAGTTGGTTTAACATCTATACCTAACATCTCCCACGGGTGTGTATGTGGTCTATCTGTATCGTAATAATGTTTGTAAATTTGTCTCCAACCACCTGGTAATAATTCGCCAGATATTTTATCTGCCATCTTATTATAGTTCCAAGTAAATTCATTACCACGCTCGTAACCATCATGCGTACTCCAATCAATTCTATTTTTAATTGACCATTGTAAAAAATGTCTACTTAAAATTGACTGATATTCAGATCTACTATATCCAGTATCTCTCCAACGTCCAGGTTGTGTTTCGTGTATATTGAAAACATCTGGTTTGTATGTTGCTTTAATATTATTATAGATTCTTTTTTCTAATTCTAAGATAACATCATCTAAAACATCACCATATGCTTTTGTTAAACTACCATCGTGTCCTTGAATAAAGTCGGTGTTAGTTATATATGTATTGTCAGTATATTTAATTGGTTCGTATTTAGGATACATACCCATCTTACTAGGAGTAGGCGGGATATAATTTCCTATAGTATTATTGTAATCTACAATTTTAATAACAGTAGCCAATGCAGGTTCGTTAACCATTTCAATAGCAGGTCTTGTTGCATTGAAAGTGTAATCTTTGCCTAGTACTGCTTGTACTCCATTAATGTAAACTAATACCGAACGATTTGTATTTGTTTTTGGATTAAAAGTAGATCCCATTTGATAACTTTTAATTCTGTTATCTGTTACTGTGTATGTGTAATTCTTTTTATTTGTACCGTGTCCAACCATGTCGCTGTAGTAGAATGGAAAAGATGCACTTTTTGTACTATTAATACTTGCTAAAATTTTATCAACTGCTGTTGGTATATCTTCAAAGTCTAAGTCCAACGTTTCTGCCGCGGCAATAAACTTCTGTTTAAATTTTGTATATTCGTCTGAAGCATATTTTAATGCAGTTGTGACATTTAAATGATCTTCTTGTAAAAATATTCCAGGAAATACTAATCCACTTGAGTGATGCAAAATTTTACCTGCGTACTTTCCTGCATTGCCAATATCTCGTAAATTACCTGCTCCAGGATACACACCTGAAAATCCGTCAACAGTTTTAATAATTTCGCTAACGTGCGAACGCATTTGTCCTAACGTAATGTCGCTAAAGTTTTTATTAAAAGCGTTGTTACTTAAATTGTTTGGAACCTCATAATATCCAAATGATGTTTGGTTATCAGATAATACTTTAATTGTTATTTGTGTTGAAACTGTTGGTGCAGTTGTAAATTCGATAATATGTCTTCCACTGTCTAGTTTATATTCCCAACCTGTTTTAATTTCTGTGCTATCTGTAAAAACAATAGTTCCAGGTAATGTACCAACTGTTGGTGCAACACCTATTTCAAATTGTTTAGCAGTACCATTAGCAACATATGTTACTACTTGATATTGTACACTTGGTGTATCAATCTTTTCCCAACCATCAATATAAGATACAGTTTTGTTACTATCTGTAACTTTAATAAACCCTGTGCTTACGTTTAATGTTGAACTTCCTGTTGTTGCTGTATATGTAAATGTGTCTAAACTATATTTGTTGTCGAATACAATATCACCTATATTACTAAAGTTTTTATACTTTAAGTTAATACCTAATTCAGGATCTAATGTTGTTCCTGATCCTTTACCATATGCAAATAAAGGTGTTCCTGCAAAATTTGATGATTGGTAAGTAGTTTTATTAGTATAACTTTTACCATTGTTATCAAAGATGTCAAAAAGAGGTTCTTGGTTAACAAGTGTTTTTTGTTGACCTACTACCCAGTTTGTTCCGTTGAACCAATATGTTTTACCTTTTAATTTTTCACCATCTTTAGCAACAACTTGGTCGCCATTAACTAATGATGTTGTACTTGGAATTAGTTTTACTTCTGATGTTCCATCATTTTGAAAGTCCACCATACTAACTGTAAATATTTTATTTTTAACTTCTAAATCTGTATCAGCAGTAAAAATAACTTTCATTCCATTAGTTACTGCTTTACTATCAATAAAAAATGACGGGCCGTTGTTAATATTACTTAATGCATCAGTTGTAGTTGTATCAATTAAATCAACAGAACCTGAACTCATGTTACCTGAGTTTAATAATGCAAGGTCTTTTTTAAATTCTATAATAGGACGTTTTGCTCTATTGTCTTGGTCAATAACTGCACTTTCGTTGTTATATCCTGCAATAGTAGTAATAACATCTTTATGGTACCAGTTATTATTTCTGGCCCATGCGTTACTATCAGCACTACCTACAGAACTAACTATATAATCTTTTGTTTCACTTGTTTCTAATTCGTATGCAACATGGTTGTCTTTTAGTATTAATCTAATCGATTCCCCAACACCGTCTACAATATATGTTTTGCTTCTGTAAGATATTGGACTTACTGTTGTATCAGTTTGTATATGCATACCATTAGAAAATACAACACCGTTAGGTGCAGTATAATTCTTTTTACCAATAATATCAGTAGTAACATCAATAATTTTTGTAGTAGAATCTAATAGTTTAATTTCACCATATTTGCTACTGTCTGTAGGATCAACATAATAAAATGTACTCATAGGTGCTGTAACGGCTGGTACTTCTAATAAAGTTGTACTATCAGATGATCTATAATATTCGAATGTACTAAAGTTTTCACCTTCTTGTATTTGTACTTTTTTATTAACTCCAATAAGTGTAACACCTTGTAAACTAATTGTTCCACCACTTACTAAAATTCTAAATACTTGAAACTTCTCATCATTAGAAAATGTATTGGGCCATGCATTAGAAGTATTAACATCGGCATTGAAAACAATAGTTTTGTTTTCTAAATATAATTGTCCGTCAATACCACCTGCATCCATTACAGTTTGTAAAGTTGCTCCGTTTAAACTTTCGTAAGTATATTCACTACATCTTAAATCAACATCAGAAACATTTACAACGGTTTTTGTAAAAAAGTTTTGGTCTGTTGATTGAGGAACATTAAATGTAATTGTGCCATCTGATATTCCGTTGTTAGTAACTCCATAAACATCTCTTGTAGTTCTATTGAAACTAACTGCACTTTTACCTGTAGTTCCTAATTCTGTTTGTATCCAAAAAGGATTAGTTTGGTCTACTGCAAAAGTATAACTACCACCACGTACTAGATAGATAGTTGGATTTTTTGTAGTTCCGTATGTTGGTGTAACTGAATACTTTTTTGCAGTACTAGTTACTGTAAAATCTTGTGTTGTTGGAACTTCAGCCGCTGTTATGTTAGCAGTACCTGGTCCACTTGGTAACCAATAGTATTCTCCAAAGTTAATTAATTTATCATAATTAACAAAGCCGTCCCAATTATAATATTCTTGGTCAAATAGTCTACTATGTTTGTTTGTTTTTCCGCCTGCTTCTTTAATAGAATTAAGTAAGTCATCATATGTAATTAATGTTTGTACTTCTTTTTTAACATCTTTATATACAACACTTGGCTCCAATTGATAAGATGTTCTATATTGTCCAACTGTTGTTAAGTATGGATCTTTAATAGAATAACTTGGGCCAAAGCGTCTCCCAACATAACCATCTACTCTTTCTAAACTTTTAGAATTAAGTAACTGGTCAAGTGTCGAATGTAAGAACTTTTTGTTCTTATCTGTTTGTAACCACTTGGGTAGGAAGGATGCGGATTTACGTTTTGCCATTAATAGCCAGAGCCTCCAGAACTAGTTGTATTAGTTGTACTTTGTGAAATGCTTGATGTTGTTGCTGTTCCAGTGTTAACTGTTCCAGTTGCTTTAATACCTGCGGCTGTAATTGCATCAATGATTGTAACATCATTAACAGTTGCCGCATTGGCAAATATTTCATCATGCTCACAACTTATTTGATATAAACTACCAAACCCTTGTGAACTGTCATTAGGAACTAGTACTACACTGTTTAAGTACGGTGTAAGAGCTGAATGCAAGTATGCACTTAACTCTGAGAAATAAAATGTTTCTCCAAAGTCCCAATTTGAAACTTCAAAATATTCGTTTAATGCCGCTACTAGTTTTGACTTGATTTCACTATCACTAATACTAAAGCCTGGATTCTTAACTACTTTAAATGTTGCTTGTAGGTTTGATGTTGCTTTTGTACCAAATAATGGTTTAAATTTTGCACTGTGTAGAACAAGTGCGTCACTTAATGTTTTATAGCCTTCTAGTGTACCAAACTGCGAACGTAAACTATTAACTGTTGGTTTAGTTGGCTCTGTTACAGTACTTGTTGTATCTGTAATGTATTGTGTATACGAGTCGCTATAATTTTTAGTTAATACAAATATATCAATAATATTACCTGGGCTCGGATCAATACGTCTGTCATTTGGTGCATTATGTGTATAATGAAATTTAAGTCCGGCTCTGCCTGTATATACTTTGTAGTCTAAACTTTCAACTAATGATTTAACATTATTGTTTTCTGTTACTACATAAAATTTATTATCCGTTACTGCATACAATACGGAATTAGTAATTAAACTATTAATAACACTTTCAATATTTCCTTTTGTTGAGTAATCATGATTGATAACTGAATCTGCAACTGTAACATATTTGTTAAAGTTATCATAATCTGTTTGACGTTTTAAGAATACAAACTTTCGTAAATTGTTTGCTAGTGTAGTTGCTTCATCGCCTACTACTTCGTCAAATGCATTTGGATTATCAATAATACCGTCGTCATCATTATCAGCAAACGTAACTAGGATTTTTGTATTGTCCTTGTATCCGTCTGTATCTGTTACAACGTCATAAACATTGAATGGAATATTTCTTACTAACGAAGTGTTTGCATCTGGTTTTGTATTAATACCTAAAACTTCAATATTATCTTTTTTACTTAATCCAGTTACTGGATCAAAAATCTTACTGGCTTTATCAAAGTAAAAACGTGTTTCTTCTACACTACTAAAGAAATATTCTAAACCTCTATATGCAACATTGTAAATTGCTCCATCAGTTGTAAATTTAACTAACCAACTTGCATCTTTGTTTGTGTTTGTTTTATCTTTTGCAAAGGCATTGTCAAATGTATTTGATACACTAATATCTCTATTAGAAATAATGTACCAAGTTCCTGCTAGGTGATCAAAGCCTAATGCAAAGTTTTTATATTGTTTAATATTTGTAAACAGTTCACTTTCGATCGCTGAAGGTAAATCAGAAACAAATGTTGGTAGTACTTTTGAAACTACTGCACCTGTTGGTACATTTTCGTTCAAACTTACTGCTCCTACAAATGCAGTAACTTTACCGTCGTTAACACCAATACCATTGTTGTTAATACTAATAACACCTGCATATGCTTTATCTGTACTTCCTTTATGATTTGCACTACCTGACATTAGTGTACCATTATCCATAAAGTGTTGATCTGCGGGTGCAGTAAATGTTACAAGTCCAGCATTTTTTAGATATTGTAAGTTATTACTACTTACACTACCTACTTGTGCTACATTGTTTTCACTGTCATTAAAGTAACCTGTACTTTTATTTGTTCCTACACTAACTCTTTGCCAAGTTGTGTTAAGTGTACTAACGTCTACTTTACTAAAGTTTTTAAAATAAAAATGTTCCATTTCCTTACTTCTAAGAACTGGTTCAACTGTATTCCTAATTGCATCATAGATGTCATTATCGTTAATCCAATTGAATGTTTTATTTTTTAAGAATTCGTTTTTATAAATTGCACCGTCATTAGAAAAAATATTTGTACTAGAATATTTTCCAGTTACATCTTTAATATCTAAAAATCTACTAATACCACTGCTTGTTCTATTTACACTTTTACTTTTAATAATATTGTTAAAGTTTGTTAATGGAAAAATATTATAATCTTCGCCGTTAACCATTCTATTTTGTGTATAGTATTGTTGTGGTGCTTTTAGTTTAATATCTTCAAGTGTATCTCTTGCTGTTGCATTGTCGATAGTATATTGTAAACTTAAACCAACTGTTAAAGTTTCAACATTACCTGTTCTGCTTACATAAGGAATATCAATTTTAATTCCTCTAATATCATTAGGCTTAACTCTGTATGTTCTTCCATTACTTACTCTGTGATAACTTCTAAAGTTACCAACTGGAATATCTGCAAATACACCATCACCAAATAATAAATCAATTTGATCATTTGCTCTGCCGTTAATTGCATACAGTGAACGAACACTTTCACTTAAACTATTGTATATAACATTAGCACCTGTTACTGCTGGAACTTTTGTCCATTCTGTACTAACGTTTCCGTTGTTGTCTAAATTAAATAACCAAACGTCATCATTATTGATTCCGTTTTTATCAACTTCAACAATACGATTACTTAATGCGTTTTGTAAATTAAATTCTACAGTTTCTAATGCACCTTGTTTAAAGTATACAAAGAAACCTGTGTTACTTGAACTTGCGCCTTTGCCATCTTGTCTATAAAACATATTAAATGTGTTACCTGGTTTAGGACTTTGTTCGTAAATAAATTCTTTATTTTGGAATGTTCCATTAACAACTTCAAACTTCATACTTTCTCCTGCCACATCAGCAGTGAATGGTAATACTGGAATAGTATTTGGTAAAGTGTTAATTTCGTATAATTCTGTTTTGATATCGCTTAATGTTTTAGTTAATGCAGGATTTCCAAAACTTTGAGCACTTGACATTGCCGCATTCATTATTACTGCAAAGTGTTCTAAGTAATCTGGGTTTGTACTATCATTATATACAATGAAACTATCTGATAAGTTACGTCCTGAACTATCATAAACATCTTCAGTTGTTTGTATGTTAGCAATTTTTAACATACCTCTTGCTGGCTGATTTCTTTTAGGTTGATAACTTAAAAGTTTTGCCAAACGTAATACACTGTCTCTTCTTTGTGCTGTCTCTAAAAAGTTTTCTCTAGAATTTAAATCTTGTCTAAATGCTAAACTTTGTCCAAAGTATGCAATCAAGTCCATTAGAGCTACAAACTCTGAACTTTCAATGTAATCGTTAAAATCTTCTGGGTAATTGTTGCGTAGGTACTGAACCATCGTCGAACGCAAAGTTTCATAGTCATAAGACTGAAAGTCTGCATCACGGAATGTCTGATAGATTTTAGTCCAATCTTCAGATACAAATAGACTATTTTGTCGCTTACTGGTGCTCATTTTTTAATATCCACGCTTTATTAATAGTATTTATTCGTATTATAAACTGGGTATATTATACTTGAACTGCTGAAGTGGAACGTTGGTCAAAATTGACTTTCATTGTTTCTACTTCATTAGTTTCTGCATATACCAAGTCTAGTGCTACGGATAAACCATGTTCATATTCAGCAACATCAATATCTCTTAATACTACTCTAGGATCCTTAGCCACAATTTCCTGGAGGTTCTCAATTATATTAAATTTAGCATTATCAGTGAATGGGTCGAACAAATATTGCCACACTAAACAACCAAATGTTGGTTGCATAACTCTTTCACCCTGTCTTGTATTAAAATGATTTAACAAGTCAGCACGAACTAGAGCAGTGTCTACAACTTCTGTACCACTAAAATTTCTACCTACTGATGAATAACCTTTATATATTGCCATATTAGTATTTACCTACTTTAAATTCCACACATTTGTAGAGCGCCTTGACGCTCATATGTAAATCTATTTGCCACACTTTGTTTAACTTTTGCTGTAGAACTAGCAAAGTATTTGTTAACGTTGTCTCTTTCATCAAAGATTGCGTTAATAATATCATCATCTGTTGGACTTGCTCCTGCATTGGCTATTCCTAGTGTAGGTATTCTACTACCAGGACCATGTTGTACAGATATACTCCATACTGCGTCTTGTAGCCCGTTACAATGCGTTCCATCACATATGTCTATGCCAGTATCGTTTTTAATTTTTTTAACTAATTTATCATAATGTGTTACTTGTATAAAGTCATGTTGTGCTTGTTTAAATTGTGGATCTGCGGCTAACGATACCCAAGTATTTTTGAATGCTGTTGTTCCGTTTGTTGCACCAGTATTTCCACCTGCACTTTGTAATTGACTATACATATCTGTATACTGTTTCATATATGAAAGGAAACTATTCATAGTTCCTACTTTTGTTGCAATTTGATATGTACCATAACTATAACCACCTGTTCTATCTCTACCTATTGCGGCAGGATCTCCGTTACTCTCATACCTTTCAGATAATGTTCCAATATCTGTTCTTGTACAAAGGCTTGGTTCGCCTGGAGTAAACTCTACACCTGCATTAACGAACGGACCGCCATCTACTCTGGGAGCAATAGCGCCGCCACCTGGTGTGTTGGATTCTGCTCTATCTGGTTGATCAGTAATTGGTGTTTGTGTTGGTTGGTCTTCTAATTCAAAAGCAATAGTTGTTGGACTTAATGCTCTTGCAGTTGGAAAGCCAACGAATATAGTTCCACTTCCGCTTGACGCTGGTGTACTAACGTGACCAGGTACAGGATCAGCCGCACCAGGATCACCATCTCTAATAACTAACTTACCTTCAACATAAACTCCATTTGCTTGTGAACTTAATGCTCCACCACCGTGTGAGTTTTCATCTGGTTCTACGGAAACTAATAATCCGTCTGCTGTAACTGTACTTTGATTAGATACAACCGTTGTTGCTCCACAACTTCTGTCATCACTATGTCTGTGAATTGCAATTCCCATTATGAATCATCTTTCCCTGCATTCTTTTCTTCATGTAATGTCCAAGGTTCGTGTTGTGGTACACGTTTTGAAATATATGCTTTAGGTTGTCCAGCAGTACCTGTCGAGTCTACTGTTGGTAATTTCTGTGTTGGTATCCGTGCTGATATACTTGCCGCTGTACCACCATTCATATGAATTGCTGTTGCAGTTTCTAAATGACTTGTACCTGAATTAATATGTGATGTTGCACCTGAAGTAATTTTTGTATCTCCTTGTGCTACTGAATTTAAATTATTAGTATCTAAATTTATATCAGTCATTGATTTAATGTTTACACTTTCGCCTGCCTCAAGATTAATATTTTTATCTGCTGTCATGTTAATATTATTTGCAGTACGAATACTAATACTATCTTCACTATAAACATCTATCTTACCATGCTCTGATAATTCTATCCATGCTTTACCATTGTTAGTTCCAATATACATTAAATTGTTTGTATCATCCATTAAGATTTGATGACCTGTGCTTGTACGCAAACGAACTAATTTACTATCACCATTAACGTCACCGTCATCTAAAACAATACTGTGTCCAGGAAAACGTTTTCTAATTTCTAAATCTTCTGCAGATGCTTCACCTGTTTGCATTCTTGTTTTTAATTCACTATCAGTAGCAGGATCTTTATCTCCTCTACCTGGTGTACTAATACCGAATACTGCACTATTGTTTTCTCTTTGTGGTGTACTAAAACTTTGTCCTCTAGTATTATCTCCTAAAAGACCTTGCTTTTTTAAAATTTTTGCTAGTTCAATATTAACTGGTCTATAAATTTGATGAGTTTGTTTCGTGTCTCTTTCTACTTTAGTATTAAATTCTGTTACAGGTAAAAAATGTTCATCGGGATTATATCCTGGAAACTCTGTTTCTACTTCTGCTGTTTTAACCCATTTTTTACTACTAGCCAATCCGGGTGTCATATGATTTGCAACATCATCGATAATTGATCCTATTACAACTCCGTTATTCTTTTGTCCTTGAATAAAGATAACAAGTACTTTACTTTCAGGATCAGGCAATGTTGCCCACATACCATAACTGTATACTCCTGAACTTTCTTGTTTATCTAGTAATTTCTTATCTGTTGTTCCTAAGAATGGACTCATATATTTTACAGGTGTCCAACTTCTAGGATCGGTTGGTATACCACCTAATGCAGGAATATAAACATCCATACGTCCAGTTCGTCTTGTGTCATTGTTATTTTTAACATAGGCTTCGTAAGGACCAGGATCGACAATAGCGCCTTTTTTATTAACGTCTAAGTCTGGATTAATTTTATTAATGTATTGTTGGAATGTTGGCATTACTCTACTATCTCTCCTTCGGCACCTTCGTTAAAAGAGTCATTTAAAAATTTATCAGCAGTGTTAACTACTTCTTCAACTGGTGCTGGTGTAACTACTGTACCAGGTTTAGGATTCCATTCTTGTCCTACTGCCTCAGGTCCATCTGTTGTATTAACATCCATATTAGATAGTTGTCCTCTTTCATCTGCTGTTGTGTAATTATCAGGAGTGTATTCAAACGCATCAGCACTTTTATAATCTCCCATTGAACTTAATGCAGATCTCTGAGCACTTGTAATTGTGTCACCAGTAATGTTAATTGGTTTCTTTGTTGCTTTACCCAAAACCATAATAGCATCTTGGTAGAGAGTTGTTTCTTTTCTTTCAGTTGATGTGTTTTCTTTTTTATCAATAGTGTTAAGTGGTTGCTTACGTTCTCTTACACATTCTAAATTTTGTGTGAACTGTCCGTTACTAAAGTTACTTGTTACTTTAATTACTTTATATTCTCCGCTAATACTTGGTGTGTTAACACTTGTCTTTCCAGTTTCATCAATATTAAAACCTTTCATAAGTCCTGTACTTGCATCTAAATCAGTTGGGTTTCTAAACTTAATGTATATGTGCCATTCTTTATCTGTATTTAAACTTCCGTCTGGCAAACGATAATCTAAGTTATCTTGCACTAATACACTTCTAAAATCTTTTGTTTGTATGTAACTCATATCGCCTACAATACGCATATTCATTTGTAATAAGTCAGCACCTGTATCAAAAACGTTTTGCATAAAGTTATCGATAGTTACACTTTTATGACTTGCACTTGGATCATTAATATCATTACTTGTTGCTGTTTGTGTTACAACATTTCTAACATAAGGTGTCCATCTTGCAAGAGGATCATTTCCTGCTTTTGCAGTTTGTCCTTCGTGTATTGTTTCATTAAGTTTTGTCTGTGCTAATGGTGTGGCAAAAGATCCTGCTTTTTCCATTTGGTTATAAGTGTACGTTTGAAAATAAGCCGCATTAAAGTCAATATCAAAACTTAAGATATCTTGATTGTTTCCTGTAAAAAAGTAATCATAATATTTTGAAATATATTCAACTGGTTTTTGACCTAAGTTTTCAAAGTCTTTACCATGCATTTGATATTTTTTAATAACAAACGTAATAAATTTAGCATACATATTTCTAATTTTATCAAAAGGCCCTAATGTTATTCTAGGAACAATTCTATAGAAATCAATTGGCTTGTCGTCTACATCTTCGTAACCTTCAACACCACTATCTTTTTGCTTTTTTAAATCTGCACTAATCACTTGATCGGTCATATATTCTGATGAACGTAAGATACTATGTATTGTTTGAATAATACTAGTTCCTGCTCTAATACTATATGTTTTAGTTGTTTCATCAAATATAAAGTTTTCACTAAAACGTTGTTGTGCAACTTTACCTGGATCACTTGTATTTGATGTTTTGGCTAAATCAAGTGCTTCTTGTGTTACAATTTTAGAATTTGCAATGTCAGGATCTATTTCAAAAGAATAAATGTCTGGTACGCCTTTTAATTTTGCTTCTACATGGTCATCTTCTAATTTATTTAAATATCCTACTAAACCTTTTTCTAATTGTTTTACTGGAATCATTGGTTGATTGGGCGGACCGTTTGGTCTCATATCTCCATTGTCAACTCTTAATGCTACATTAAAAAAGTCATGTACTGTTTTTGCTTCAATTTGTATATCAACAGGAATAGTTGTTGCTGTTGATTGTACACCCATGCTGTTATATGGAACCGCAGTAACATCATAAGTTGTACCTTGTTCTGTAACTCCAAATTTAAAATCTGTAAATCTAATTGGTATGTATCTTGTACGTTGTCCTATAGAGTTTCTAGATCCTACTGGTTTTCCAAAACTATCGTATCCTGTTACAAAAACTTTTAGTAAGTATGGCTGTTCAATATAATTGTATGATCCAAAATGATTTGCCGCTAGTACAAGACTATTTAAAAGTGTCATACCATATGGTTCTGTAATTTTAAAACTTAACCCTGTGTTAACTGCACCTTTGTTTTGACCGCCTGGACTAATAACACTATCAACTTCTAAATCATCCATATAAAAATCATTAATAAAGAACGGATTTCTCATACCGTAATTACCGCCACCTGATTTTATTAATAATCTTCCTGGGCTACTTTCTATTGTAAATTTAGGATCGTTTACAAAATTATTATAATCATCATATGTTAAAATATACAACTCAAAGTTATAAGTGTATGATGCTAATCCGTGTAATATATTTTTCTTTTCAGCAAAATTTGTTTTTTCTTCTGGTGCCGCTGGCTTTACTTGATTGTTGTTAATACTTGTTGACTTTGCTTTAATTGTAAACTCTTTTGCAAGTTCGGCAAGTTGCTCGTCATCTAAATTAACTTTAGTTCCAAAGGAATCCATAAACGCATTAGTTTCTAATCCTATTCCTTGAACAGCCGCATTTATTGATTTTGTAGTATCGTCAATGGGAAATACAGTATCACCTGCTACTATCTGTGGAAACTCTCCTAGTTTAGGAAGTCCGTCTCCGAGATTTAATTCGTTTGCTACTCCTGAGATTTCGTTCTGTACCCAATTTCTGGCATCTTCTAATTTTGCAATTCCACTCGATACGATTTGATCACTGTCACTAACAGTGACAGGTGTACCGTCTTTGCTTCTTACCGGATCACCGAACTCATCATAGAGAGGAAAGTCAGCCATGTTATATTCCTAATTCGTTGAATAATCTATCTTGCTTGGGCAAGAAAATTGTAGTTCCTCTTTTCATATCCCAGATTGGATCTTTAATTTCGTTTGGATTTCTTGCGGCAAAGACCCACCATAATTTAGGATTGTCATATAAGTCATTTGCTAATAAGTCTGGTCTAAATTCATATGTCGCATTTATAATTAATTTTTGATCTGATGGGTAAGCACTAATTACTCTGCGATCTAACACATCTAAATAATTTCCAAATGTTTCTGTTTTATAGAAAGGACTGTCTGCATTATAATCTGCCATTAGATGTGTCCTCCTGTTACATTATTAATTAATGCACCTGCTGTTAATCTGTCTACACCAAATGATCTCATTTGAGCTCTGCTGTATACTGGAGTTAAACCAACGTTAATGTCTAAACTTTTTGGCACTCTTGTTGTTTGTGCTTTTCCAGCCTGATCCATTCCGCCTGTTGGTATTGAAATATAATCAACATTGTTAGGCATAGTAATAGAAACTGTGTTTACCACTACTGGAACATTTGGTAACATATATTGACCATGTCCAGTTAATCTTAATACAGGTGGTGGATTACCTGCTAGAGCATCTGTATTACTAAACATTTTAGTAACTGCTCTTAAAAATGTTATAACGGCAAGTACATATTGTGCATCTTGCCCGTTCTCACTTACAAATTCTCCAAACATTGATATGTCACTCACATTACTTGCATTGTAATAATTTAAAGGATAATTACTATGTGTAGGACTACTACGACTATAATCTGCGTTATGTTGGAATATAAGTTGTGGTGTATATGGAAAGATTATACCATTAGTATCAATTAATGGTCTTAACAAATAAGGAACATTGGCTTTTTGGTAGTGAATATTAGCACCCTGGGGTAGAGACAATCTTACTCTATGATCATCTTTGCTTTTACCAACTGCAGAACTTGAAGCCGCAATATCAGCCAATTTATCGTTAGGATTAGCACCTTTGTCAATGCCAGCACCTTTTAACCTAGCAGTTACCGGATCACCGTTAAATGCATCAGTAAATGCTCCTTTGGCTTTGGATAACATACCTGTAAAATCACTACTAAATTGGTCAATACCATCAGTGAATGCTTTACTGGCTCCGCCTATACTAAAAGCACCTGTTTGGGCTACTTTAGTAGTATTTGTTGCTTTGGCAGTATTGAAGCCTGCGTTACCCGTTAATTGGATACCTGGCTTGTTTGGATCTTGGTCTGTAAATGTTGCCATAATAAATTTAATCTTTCCTCTTGATATTAGTATTTATCGAGTGTATAATATGAGTATATAATTTAAGGAATGAAAAAACTATGGCAGTAAGAAATTACCTCAATAACAGAGATTTATTAATAGAAATTCATAAATCTAAGACAACTTTTGGTTCGTTTTTAGATGATGATGCTAAAATTTTTGATATTATTTTAACCTCAACAAAAGAAATTAAAAAAAGTACAATCGATCAAGCTCGTAAAAATAGAGCAGATAGAATACAAAAGAACGGATATAAAGAGAATACTATAAAAGGAAAAAAGATGGCAGACTTTGCCGTTGATCCTAAGTCATTTAAAAAGCAAGAATTAATTTTTAGAGTAATGACATATGAACATATTCCTACAGACAGTGAAAGAAAAAAGAATCCTAAAACAGTTGCAGATCACCATGTTAAATTAAACTTTCCATCATACCAACATTGGCGTTTTAATGAAGAAAACGATTTGATATGTTGTGGTAAGTCTCATTGGACAGGTGGTATGGATAACGGATACTTTAGTTTATCTGAAGGCAAAGTAACAAAGAAGTTAGCACATATGTATATGATGCTTTGTGAACGTTACAGTCACAGATATAACTGGAGAGGATATACATACGTTGACGAAATGCGAGGACAAGCATTATTACAATTAGCACAAATTGGTTTACAGTTTGACGAAAGTAAATCAGACAATCCTTTTGCATATTACACGGCGGCAATAACCAACAGTTTTACTAGGGTATTAAACATCGAAAAACGTAATCAAAATATTAGAGATGACATTTTAGAGATGAACGATTTAGCACCTAGTTTTACTAGACAACACGCCAACGATAGTGCGGCTGAACAAAAAAGAGTTCAAGCATTCAACGATAAAACAAAGAAAAAGGTATAAATCCGGTTGACTTTGAGTATATCTTACAGTATTATAGTAAGTGTATGTAATTTAATTTAGGAAAAGCATGAGCAATCTATTCAAGAAAGCCATTGCCTTTACTGATATTCACTTTGGTAATAAGTCCAATAGTTTAGCACATAACGAAGACTGTGTTAACTTTGTAAAGTGGGTAATCAAACAAGGTAAAGAAAAGAACTGCGAAACCTGTATGTTCTTAGGTGACTGGCATCACCAACGAGCTAGTATTAATGTTGCAACACTAAATCACAGTGTAGAAGCATTAACTTTACTCAGCAAAAACTTCGACCAAGTTATTTTTATTCCTGGCAACCACGACGAATACTATAGAGACAAAAGAGATTTCAATAGTATTACTTGGGCCAAACATATTCCAAACGTAAGACTTTTTAATGAGATCACCACAGAAGGTGATGTCGCAATAGTTCCATGGCTAGTAGGTGACGAATATAAGTCACTTAAAAAAATTGAAGCAAAATATATGTTAGGACATTTTGAACTTCCTAACTTTTATATGAATGCAATGGTACAAATGCCAGACCATGGAGAAATTAAACATTCGGACTTCAGAGGTGTTGAACGAATGTTTACCGGTCACTTCCACAAGCGTCAAGAAGTAGGTAATATTACATACATCGGAAATGCTTTCCCACACAACTACAGTGATGCTTGGGATGATGATCGGGGAGCAATGATATTAGAATGGGGAGAGCCACACTATTATATTAAGTGGGCTGACGCACCTAAATACAAAGTATTAAAATTAAGTCAATTACTTGATAAGCCAGCAGAACTACTGCTACCTAAAACATATTGTCGAGTAAACTTAGATATCAATATTAGTTACGAAGAAGCAAACTTTATTAAAGAAACATTCTACGAACAATATGATGTAAGAGAAATTGCACTTATTCCACAGAAAGAAGTTGATACAAACTTTGATGAATCGGCAGAGATTAATTTTGAAAGTGTCGACAGTATTGTTATGAGTCAATTACAATCTGTAGATTCAGACTTATATGATCCAAAACTTTTAATGGAAATATACAGGAACCTTTAATTAATGTTTAAACTAAACAACTTAACTGTTAAGAATTTCATGAGTGTGGGTAACAGTACTCAGGCACTAGACTTTAACAGAAATGATTTAACACTTGTACTAGGAGAGAACTTGGACACTGGAGGAGGTGACCATGGTGCTAGGAATGGTACAGGTAAGACTACTATTATTAATGCGTTAAGTTTTGCATTGTACGGAAATGCTTTAACAAATATTCGTAGAGATAATCTAGTAAACAAAACTAACGGCAAAGGTATGTTAGTTACTTGTGGTTTTGAATACGGTGGAAAACAATATCGAGTAGAACGTGGCAGAAAGCCTAACGTACTAAAATTTTATGTAGATGGACAAGAACAAGAAGCATCAGATTCAGCACAAGGTGATAGTAGAGAAACACAAAAAGAAATAGAGATATTGTTGGGTATGAGCCATGAAATGTTTAAACACATTGTGGCACTGAATACATATACACAACCTTTCTTAAGTTTAAAACATAATGAACAAAGAGTTATTATCGAACAGTTGTTGGGTATAACATTATTAAGTGAAAAATCTGATCAACTAAAAGAACAGTTGCGTATTAATAAAGATTTAATTACACAAGAAGAATATAAGATTAAAGCAATCGGTGATGCTAATGAAAAAATTAGAGAACAGATTGATGCTCTTAAACGTAGAAGTAAGATGTGGTCAGATAAGAAGGTACAAGAATCTAGTCAATTACAAAAAGCATTAGATGACTTAACTCATGTCGATATCGATAACGAAATACAATCACACAACTTACTATCAGAATATGTTGAAAAAGCAAGACAGTTTACAGATTTACAAGATCAACTTGCAAGACTTGTTAATGAATCAGATAGATATATTAAGAATCAAGCAAAATTAGAAAAAGAAGTTGAATCTTTAGAAGAGCATAAATGTTATGCTTGTGGACAAGAATTACATGATAATAAACATGAAGAAATACTTAAAGATAAAAAAGAATTATTAACTGAAGCAGTTTCTTTTATAGAAAACAGTAAAAAATCTGAAGAAGAACTGACATCTCAACTAGCAAGTATGGGAGATTTAGGCACAAAACCTGTTGTATTTTATGACAAAATTGAAGATGCTTACAACCACAGGTCTAGTTTAGAGCAGTTAAAAAGTGAATTAACCAGCCTTCAAGCACAGGAAGATCCATATCTGGAACAGATTCAAGAAATGGAAGAACATGGAATTGAAGAGGTTAAGTACGATACAGTAAACGAATTAACTAGAGTTAAGGATCATCAAGACTTCTTGTTGAAACTTTTAACTAGTAAAGATTCGTTTATTCGTAAACGTATTATAGACCAAAATCTAGCATTCCTTAACAAGCGTCTTGCTTATTATTTGGAACGTATTGGATTACCACATAGTGTTGTATTCCAAAATGATCTTACTGTAATAATTACGGAACTAGGACGGGAGTTAGATTTTGATAACCTAAGCAGAGGGGAACGTAACAGACTTATACTTTCTTTAAGTTGGGCGTTCAGAGATGTTTGGGAAAACTTATACCAGCCCATTAACTTGTTGTTCATTGATGAACTTGTTGACTCTGGTATGGATAGCTCAGGTGTAGAAAATAGTCTGGCTATACTTAAAAAAATCAGTAGAGAACGTAAGAAGTCTGTTTGGCTTGTGTCACACAGAGACGAACTCGCTGGTCGGGTTAATAACATTTTATCCGTTATTAAAGAAAACGGATTTACTAGTTATAATACTGACATTGACGTTGTATAGGAGAAAATAAAATGGCAATACATGACGACATCGTAGCACACTACGACAATTATCTTAAAGAAAACGAAGCATTCGAAACTAAAGGTGTAAAAGCCGCGGCGGCAAGAGCTCGTAAGGCTTTAGGAGAAATGGGCAAACTTGCAAAAGCAAGACGTGCCGAAATCCAAGAGAAAAAGAATAGTATGTAAATGATTTCTATTACAAGATTATCTAATAATTTTGAAATAGTTGATCTTATTACTGATACCCAGTTAGACAAAACAAAGTTAATGCGTTTTGCTTCTGGGTATCAGCAACTGTTCCGTAAACATAATCTAAAAAAAGGTGACAGAATTGGTCTTGCTCTGCAAGAAGACTTCCATCATCTTGCCTGTGTCTTCGCGGCAATTGATTATGGACTTATAATTGTTATAAGTGGCGAACACGAAATAACAGACAAATATATTTCTAGAAGACAAATAAAAGCATTTATATCACGCGGTATACAACCTTGTACAGTTCACGCAACTAATGTTAATCATATTGAATTAACAGAAGACGTTACTGAATCAAACGAAGATTACATTATTGATCATTCTGATATTTTGGTAGAAGCATTAACAAGTGGTAGTACTGGAGAACCTAAGTGTATTCAACATACACATTTTAGTGTAGAAAGTGCAACAGAAAATAGCATAAAACATTATTGGAAAGAAGCAGACACTAGTTGGTTTTTCCATAACATTGTACATTTAGGTGTAAGCAGTGTTTACTTTTTTCCTGCATTGTTTTCTAGTAAAAGAATTATTTTACCTCCGTTAGATAATCCATATGATGAAGTATTACTGTCTAAGTATAAACCAGACATAATGTTAGTATTTCCATCACATTATCAAGAATATTCTAGACAAGGAATACATTTAAGAGATTTAAGTCACGTTAAGTGGGTACTAACAGGCGGAAGTGTAATAGACAATTCTTTTATTAGACGCATGATAAAAAATCAAGGCGTAGAAAAAGTTGCAGTAATATATGGACTTACTGAATGTTTACCACCTTTAATACATAAAGTCGTTGACAAAGAAAATTTAGACTCGTATAATGTTAAAGAAATGGGTTACATTATCGACAGTACAGGAACATATGATGTTAACAAAGATGAAATACTTACAATTAAAGGTAGCAGTCATCTATGTAAAACAATTAACGATGAACCTGTAGATACATTTATTACTCAAGATGTTGTAAGTGCAGGTAGCGATTCATTTTTCTTTGAAAAACGTAATAGCGATTTAATAAGAATAAATGATACATTAATAAATCCACAACAACTAGTACCAAATTGGTTAGATGGTTACTGTTGTGTCTTTAGCACTTCGCAGACACACGTTGTAGTGGTTATGCATCACAAAAATGTAAAAGTAAAAGAGTTGATTCAGAAACTAACTGATAACGGGATCAACCATGATAAATTAATTACGCCGATAAAACTTAATGTTCTCGGCAAACCAGATATCAATAAATTAAAGGGAATCTATGATAGGGCAAATAAGGGCACATCTTAAAGAAGCCGGCAAATCGTATTTCGCACATACAAAATTTGCAATCGTGGCTGGCTTAGACTTGATACTAACCGGTATCATCAGCATCATACACGGCATTATTCCAACTCTGTTTCCTTTTTATGCAGAAAAAAAGATTGACGAATACCACCAGAAGGTGTTATTGTTAAACAAACATAGGAAGAAGAATGCCAAGCAAACAAAAAGCAAAAGGTAGTAATTGGGAAAGAGACGTTGCACGTTTCTTATCTGACTTATATCAAGAATCTTTTATTAGAGCACCTGGCTCAGGAGCCTATGTAGGCGGAACTAATACTGTCCGTAAAGAAGTATTACATGAAGGTCAAATACGTGGATTCAAAGGGGACATTGTTCCTGGACAATCATTTCCAAAATTTAATGCAGAATGCAAATCGTATAAAGACTTTCCATTTCATCAACTGTTAACTTCAGACAAAGTTCGTATGCTGGAAGACTGGCTGGACCAATTAATGGATGCGGCAGATGATGGTGACTTCAATATTTTAATAATGAAGTTTAACAACAAAGGCAAATTTGTAGCAACCCCCTCAACACATCAACTTAAAACAACACGACAATTCACATATCATTCCCCCAAGCACAACACATGGCTCATTACAGGCTTCGACGAATTTTGGCAAAGAAACGCAGACAGAGTTAAGACTCTGTGTGCATAGGCAAATCATTTAGCACATAAGGTTAGTGGGCCAGTTTAATATTCCACTGTGGAAAAACTTATAGAGATATAAGACACGCAACACACTATGAAACACGGCAGACCGTGAATGTCCATTCAAACAAATTGGGACGTGGATTGGTGTAGTACGAATGCTAACGTATGACAAACGCACATAACTCTTAAAAACTGTAACAATCGGAACGAGGTTACAGACTGTTAACGCAGGATCAGTATAGGTACGGGAAAGACTAGAACCCATAGAGTTGCGGTAAAATACCTATTTCCAATAATGTCTGGCTGGGGCGAACTCACATGAAGACAGGGCGGAACCGTAAAACAGGTTCCGTCTGACTGAAACAATCTACATGATGACTATCGCTTCGCTCTTAACTTATATGTATTTCTAATTAAAAAATAACAACGAACGAAAGTGAAGTTGTTAGATATACGAAGTATATCTTTTAAATGTGAATCTATTATAAGATAGGTAATCCAGTTTTATTAACTGTTTTAATATTCTCTTCGATTATTTCGGCTATATGTTTAGTGTCAGATCTCGACAACATATAAGCCTGATCTAAATGAATACCACCACGCATATACCATACGATTCGAGTAAGTTCTTTTTTTATAATTTGGGCTTCTTTGTCGTAGTCTTTAACCATCTGTGCAATTTCTTCGTTGGCGAGACTCAGAAGCCTTATACGAAAAAATTTGCGTTATCGAATAATATTGGAGTCGACAACTCCGTTTCACAGTTAGAACACTTACCTTCAAATTGTTTAAAACTGTTTTTATCCCGTTGTCCGTCTAGATGATCTTGTACTGCTTTGAAAGTTTTTCTATCAACGTTTGCTACAAACTCTGCAATATGATTTGCATCTTCGACAACAACTCCATTGGACATTTCAATTCTACAAATTGTTTTTCCAATTAGTCCTACTGTTAAAGCAGTAAGTCTTAAAAATGCATCTTGAAACATTTCACGTTTCTTTTCATCATCAATAGTTTCATTATTAACGATTTTCATAATTTTTGCTTCTTCAAAATTACGCAAACTTTCAGCATTAATTTCTTTATAGTTTAATGGCTTAAATGTAATCTTCAAATCACCTACTTCAAGTAAGTCATCAAATTTCCAATTTTTAGTTTCATCCATTAAATGTGTTAAGTCAATACCAAAATCGTTTTTGGTTTGACATTTTGGACAGCCGATGGTAATATCCATTTGCTCTCCATAAGTTGCGATACGAACGGCTATTAATAATGCGTCCATGTCGATACTAGGAACTTGCCAAGGATCCGAGATCGCTGGTACACAACTTCTTATTACTTCAACAGTACTAGCACCGTTGAGTAATGCATCTGGCGTTTTTAGGACTAACTCGTCCCTAGCAGTCATTGGGTAAATCCCAAGTTCGCCGTTAGGTGGCAAGTCTAAAACACCTTGTTTATAGTACTTTCCTTGACTAGGTAGTGCAATATAAACTTCTGGTTTACGAAAATATCCCACTAAAGGGTTTTGATTGTTTTCCATGTTTTTGACTCCGATAAATAACTATATAAAATACTTCTTATGAAGTATACATAGTTATTTATCTGGGTATATAATGGCAGTTGAAATAGATATAGACAATAATAAAGTCACACTCAATAATGTTGCTACTGAAGAAACATTAAAGCGATTAGTGGATAAAATGGAAGGTTCTTCTTCCGGATCTACTGGTGGCGTTGCTTTCAAAGACGCAGTTGAGCAAACTAACAAAATGGCAAAAGGCACTAAAAAGCTCAACGTTGAGCTTAAAGGTCTTACTAAAAGTGCTGACGATTTAGCAGAAGAATTAGATGATGCGGCTGATTCTGCCCAAGGATTTGGCAGTAAAGTTGGTAACATGGCTAACAAAGTCATGGGTGCCGCCGAAGACGTAGTTAAATTTGGTGCTGATACAGCCGGCGTTGGCTTAACAATGAAAACCGTTGGCGGTGCAGTTGACAAGTTTGCTAGTGCTATTCCTTTAGTAGGAGGTGCTCTTGGAGTGGCAGGCGGAGCCATTATTGGACATACTGCAGATTTGGCAGATAGTTTTGACCAATTATCCAGAACAGGTGCAAACTTTAGCGGTAACTTATTTGATATTGAACGTGCCGCGGCAAAAAGTTATTTAAATTTAGAACAGTTTGGTGGAATTATAAGAGAGAACTCAGCAAGTTTGGCTGTCTTTGGTGGTACTGCTAAACTTGGTGCTAAACGATTTGTAGACATTAATGTCGCAATGAATGAAACATCACGTGATAGATTGAGAATGCTTGGTATCAGTGCTGAAGAAAGTGCTGAAATGCTTGGTGAATATATTACAATGCAACAACGTAATACTGCTTTCCAAGGAATGAGTGTAAGACAACAAAGTCAAGCGGCGGCAAATTATTCAGAAGAAATTACAAAACTTGCTACATTAACTGGACAAGATAGAAAACAACTTGCTGAAAAAATGGCAAGAGAAAAACAAGCGGCTGATATTGAATTACGTTTATCAGAGATGACTGCAAAAGGTAATACCGATACAAGAAATTCACTACAGTTACTAAAAGAAAAATTTGGCGATGTACCAGGTGCAATGGATCTTGTTACACAAGGTATGCGTGGATTTACAGTTGGTGCAACAACTGAAGGTAACGTTTTACTACAAAGTCCAATGGGGCAAGAGCTTAATAAACTTGGACAACAAATGCGTACCGGTACACTAACGCAAGAAGAAGTTATCAAGCGAATGGGTTCAGTTTATGAACAACAAAAAGGCACAATGGATGGTATGCGTGACTTGGGTGGATTTAGTCCTATAGCAGACCAAATGAACCAAAGTGTATTAGCACTTCAAGGTGTTAATCAGCAGTACAAAGTTATAATGGAAAAATTTGGCGGAGATATGACGGCATACTCCGAATCACTAAAACCAGATGTTAGTGAAGAAACAAAAACTGTAAAATCAACACAGATGATGATTGAAGACTTGGGTAAAACAACAAGGCTTGGAGTTACTAAAGTAGCCGAAGGTGCTACAGCATCAATGGGTGGAGTTGTTACACAATTAAAAAATTTAGTCGACGGTGTCGAACTTGATGAAGATACTAAAACAGAATTAACTAATTTCAAAAATAATACACAATTGGCGGCTGGGGCGGCTTCAGGACTTGCAACAGCGGCGACAAAAGCGTCTAAAACTCTAGGTGAGATAGCAATTAAAAATGCCGAAACAGTAAAACAAATTACAAAAGCAGTAACGTCGACAGGAACATCGGCAACATCAGGAGTTGCAAAAGCGGCGGCACAAAATGTAGATGATGGTTTAAGAGGCGGTAGTGCAGTAGCATCAGCAGTAAAAGGAACAGCGGCGGCAACTGGATCAGTTGGATCTAGTATTGCGTCAAGTTTACTTAAAAAGATTCCAATATTTGGTGCTTTAGCAACAGGTGGTATTAACTATGCGACAAGTGACCAAGACACTGAAGTAGGTAAAATATCAGAAGGTGTTGGTTCAGCAGTTGGATCATTCGGTGGTGGATTAGGTGGAGCGGCTTTAGGAGCCACAATTGGTACTGCAATTCTTCCTGTTGTAGGAACTGCCATTGGTGGTATTATTGGTGGTATTGGCGGCGCTATAATTGGCGATAAAGGGGGTAAAGGATTAGGCGGTTGGTTTGCAGATAAGTTTGGATTTGAAGATGGCGGTATTATTAGACAGCCAACATTAAGTATGATAGGTGAAGGTGCAAGTGACGAAGCAGTTGTTCCTTTGGCAAATAACCGTAGTATTCCTGTAGATATTGACATGGCACCTATTGCAAATTTAACAAAAAGTGTTGAAAAACTTGTAGAAATGCAAAATATGAGAGCCGATAATACAGAATTAGTTAGTGAATTAAAGAAAATGAATCGTCAAACAGGACAAATAGTAAAACTTCAATCTTAACGGTTGCAATAAATACTACTATATGTTATAATAAAGCATTGAATATAGGAAAAACGAATGAGTTGGAAAAAATATTTTAAAGTAGTAGACACTAATAGCATGACTGGATCTACAACTATGCCCAGAGATTCTCAGGCAGATGTAGGATTTAAAAACTATCAAAGTCATCTACCAGAAGTTTACACTGGACATCCAAATCGTATTGAAAGATATAATCAGTATGAAACAATGGATAGTGACAGTGAGATCAATGCGGCATTAGATATCCTTGCAGAATTTAGTACCCAAGCAAACGTAGAAAATAGAACACCTTTTGATTTATTTTTTAAAGATACACCAAGTGATTCAGAAGTAAAAGTTTTAAAAGAAGCACTTTTTAGTTGGGTAAGTCTTAACGACTTTGACAAAAGAATTTTTAAAATGTTTCGAAATACTTTAAAGTATGGTGATCAAGTATTTGTAAGAGATCCAGAAACATTTCAATGGCATTGGGTAGACAATGCAGACATTGTAAAAGTTATTGTAAACGAAAGTAAAGGTAAAGAACCTGAACAATATGTTTTAAGGAATATTAATCCTAATTTTCAAAACTTAACAGTAACACAACCACAACATAGTGATTTAAAATCTGGTAGTCAAATGGGCGGACAAGGTCCAGTTAACAACCAAGGAAACATTTATAATTTAAATCAACCTGGATCAACAGGAACAAGATTTAGTACACAAACAAACGAAATGTCAATTGATGCAAGTCATGTTGTACATATTAGTTTAACAGAAGGACTTGATCCTAATTGGCCATTTGGTATTAGTGTATTAGAAAGTGTATTTAAAGTATACAAGCAAAAAGAATTATTAGAAGACGCTATTATTATTTACAGAGTACAACGTGCTCCGGAAAGACGTGTGTTCTATATTGACGTAGGTAATATGCCAGCACACATGGCAATGGGTTACGTTAACAGAGTTAAAAACGAAATACACCAAAGACGTATTCCAACACAAAGTGGTGGCGGTGGAAGTATGATGGATGCAACATATAATCCATTAAGTATTAATGAAGATTACTTCTTTCCACAAACTGCTGAAGGTAGAGGTAGTAAAGTTGAAACATTACCAGGTGGAACAAACTTAGGTGAAATTGATGACTTAAAATACTTTACTAATAAGTTGTTTAGAGGTTTAAGAATTCCAAGCAGTTACTTACCAACAGGAGCAGAAGACGGAAGTTCGGTTGCAAGTGATGGTAGAGTAGGTACTGCATTAATTCAAGAATATAGATTTAATCAATACTGTAAACGTTTACAAGCAACAGTGGCAACATCATTTGACCATGAGTTTAAAATGTATTTAAACTGGAAAGGTTATAATATTGATAGCAGTATGTTTGAATTGCGTATGAATGAACCTCAAAACTTTGCGGCATACAGACAAGCAGAACTTGATAATCAAAGAGCAAGTTTATTTACAAGTTTATCACAAACACCTTATTTGAGCAAAAGATTTATGCTTAAACGTTTCTTAGGTATTAGTGAAGAAGAACTGGCTGAGAATGATAAACTTTGGGCAGAAGAAAACGGAACTACAACTGCACAACAAACAGTAGGCGAAGACTTACGCAGTGTTGGAGTAACTCCAGGCGGACTTGGAACTGATATAGATGCAGGTGCAGAACCTGAAGGTGGTGATGTAGATATTGATGCACCCGAGGGTGGCGATACTTCCGACGACGTAGAACTGTAGATATACAGTAATATTGCTTCTGATAATTTACTAGCAAACATACAAAAAGAAATTTCTAATATTGTTGAAAAACAAAATTAGATTATAAATCTGACTGGGGTAAGACCCATAAGATATCATCCAACATATTTTTAATAAATAACATTAAGATAAAGGTAAATATTATATCATGGACTTAAACGATTTATTTGAAAAAAACCGCTATTCTGTAGAGGACGATAAAAGTACACTAATTATAGGTGATACTCGTAAAGTCAAGTTGACTTTAGAACAGAGTATGAAAAACTACAGAAAGTTAAAGCACAATACGGTGCTCAAAAAGACGATAGTGGCGGTTTATAAGTCCTAGAATAGGTGCATTTTTTGGTATATCTAAATAAAATATCGAAAAACTGCTAATATTTCACCTTTTAGACCCCTTTTTTAACTATCTAATGTAAATAATATTACCGATAACTATCCTAATAGGAGTATGAATATGAGCGATAAATGGAAACAACTTGTTGACTTGATTGTTAACGAGGAAGAGCAAAAAGCAAGTGATCTGTTTCACGAAATCGTTATTGAGAATTCACGTGAGATTTATGAAAATCTTATTTCTCAAGAAGATTTAGAAGAAGTATCACAAGACGAAGTGAAAGACTTTGAACAAGATATTAAAGCAGACGAAGAAGGCGTATCTGAAGAAGATGACGATATGGAAAATGCTAGTGATGAACTAGAAGCAGAAATGGGTATGGAGCCAGAAGCAGGCGAAGAAGCACCAGCAGATGCAGATAGTGAAGAATTAGAAGACCGTGTTGTTGATTTAGAAGATAACATCGCTGAACTTCAAAAAGAATTCGAAGAATTATTAAACAAAGAAGACGACGGTGATTCAGAAGAAGCACCTGCAGAAGAGCCAGAAATGGAAGAAGCAGTAGCAGAAACTGAAGAATCAGTTGAAGAAGCAAAATCAG